GCCGCCTGGCTCATCGAGCGCTACCGCACCATCGACGCCACCGCCGCCGGCGACCGCAAGGCCGAAGCCGAAAACCTCGGCGTCGAAGACCTGCGCCGCGATGCGCGCTGGGCCATCAGCGACATCCAGGGCGCCGCCCGCACCACCGTCGAGCTCATCTGATGCGCGTACGGGCCATCCAGGGCGACACCGTCGACGCCATCTGCCACCGCGTCTACGGCCGCACCGCAGGCGTCACAGAAGCCGTCCTGGCCGCCAACCCGGGCATTGCCGACCTCGGCCCCGTCCTCCCCCACGGCACCGAGCTCGTCATGCCCGACATCTCCCCGCAGCCGGCCATGCAAATGGTCCAGCTCTGGGACTGACCACAAGGAACCCAATGGCTGAACCCATCTCCACCGGCTCCACCGCCACCCTCGCCGTCACGGGTGTGGGCGCGTTGTCCCTGCTGCCAGGCGTCGACCCCGGCACCGTGCTGGGCGCCTTCGCCGGCGCCGCCGTGTTCGTGCTCAACAGCGGCGAGCTGGGCACCGTCAAGAAGCTCGGCTTCCTAGCCGCGTCCATCGTCGCCGGCTTGCTGTCCGCCCCGTTGGCGGCGGCGCTCATCGCCAAAGCCCTGCCCACCAACACCGAAGTCAGCCACGCGGTGGGCGCCCTGGTCGCCTCCACCGTCGTGGTCAAGCTGCTCCTGGCCCTCATCCGCCTGGCAGACAACAGCGACCGCCTGTTCGCCGCGTTCAAGGGCGGCGCAGACAAAGGAGGCAAGCAACCATGAAAACGCTTTTCATCGTGCAGGCCGCGTTGTGCGCGCTCATCGCGCTGCGCCTTCTGCTGTTCAAGCGCGGCGGCGCCACTCACCGGCCGTGGGCCTCGCGCCTCGCGTACGGCCTGGTCGTGCTCGCGGGCGCCGTCACCATCGGCGTGCTGTTCGGCCGCTATGACTGGGCGCTCGCCGCACAGAACGGCATCACCGCCGTGCTGTGCGTCGCCGTCTATGCCGTGCGTGGCAACGTCGTCGAGCTCTTCCGCATGGGCGGCGCTCGGCAATGCTGGTTTGTTCGCATCCTGCGGAGGTCAGCATGACCATCCTGCGTGAAGGTATGCTCGGCGCCGCAGTACTGGACCTGCAGCGCCTGCTGATTGCCAACGGCTTCAACGCCCCGGATACCAGCGTCTACTGCGCCGACACCGTTGCCGCCGTGCGCGTGGCACAGATCCGTTTCGGCCTGGTCGTCGATGGCATTGCCGGCCCCAAGACCATGGCCGCGCTGCAGTCCGGCGCGCGCAACGTTCGCCACCTCACCGCCGCAGACCTGCAGGCCGCCGCCGAAACGCTCAACGTGCCCTTGGCTGCCATCCGTGCCGTCAATGAGGTGGAAAGCCTTGGCAACGGCTTCCTGCCCGACGGCCGCCCGGTCATCCTGTTCGAGCGGCACATCATGCATCGCCAGCTCCAGCGCGTCGGCAAAGATGCGGACGCCCTGGCACGCCAGTTCCCCAACCTGGTCAACCCCAAGCGCGGCGGCTACGTCGGCAACGCCGGCGAACACATGCGCCTGGCGCGCGCGATCCAGATCGACGAAGACTGTGCCCTCGCATCGGCCAGTTGGGGCGCCTTCCAGGTTATGGGCTTCCACTGGAACCTGCTCGACTACCCGAGCGTGCAGCACTTCGTGGCAGCCATGCGCACCAGCGAAGCCGCGCAGCTCGATGCCTTCGTGCGCTTCGTCAAAGCCGACCCCACCATGCTCAAGGCCCTGCGCGCCCGCAAGTGGCCGACGTTCGCCGAGCTGTACAACGGCCCTGCCTACAAAGACAAACTGTACGACGTCAAGCTCGCCCGCGCCTTTGATCGTTACCAGGCCGAAGAAGAGGTCGCGGCATGAAGCGCACCGCCGTCATCGTCGCGCTGCTGGCCAGCGTTGCCGCCCTCGCCTGGTGGGCCACCGCCAGCTACCACGCCACAGTCCAACGCGCTGACCAGGCTGAAACCACGGCCGCCACCCTGCGCAAGCAGCTCGACAACGCCCAGCATGCCACCGTGACCGTCACGCAATACGTCGACCGCGAGCGCGTCATCCGCGTCAAGGGCGACACCATCATCAAGGAAGTCCCTCGCTATGTCCCCGCTCAAGCTGACGCTGCCTGCGTTGTCCCTCGCGGCTTTGTGCGCCTGCACGACGCCGCAGCCGCCGGCGCCGTGCCAAATCCAGATACCGGAGATCCTGATGCGGCCCCCGCAGGCGTTGCGCTCTCTGCCGTCGCCCGCACCGTCGCGGCCAACTACACCGACTGCCACGTCGACGCCGCACGGCTGAGCAGCCTGCAGCAGACCCTGCGCGATCAGGGCATGACCATCATTGGCGAGGCCACCGCGCCATGATGAAAGCCACCAGCCTGCGCGAGACGTTGACAGCCGCCGTGCCCTACTTGGCCGCGCACCCGGATGCTCTGCATGTCTTTGTCGATGAGGGAAACGTGGTGGGCACCGGCGCGCGCTCGCTCGGGTTCGAATACCGGTACACGCTGACCTTGATCGTGACCGACTACCCGGACAGCTCCGACACAGTCGTCGTGCCCGTCCTGGCCTGGCTGCGCACCAACCAGCCCGACGCCTTCACCAACCCAGACAAGCGGGAAGACGCCTTCAGGTTCGAGGCGGAAATCCTCACGCACGATACCGTCGACATCTCCATCAAGCTGCAGCTCTCAGAGCGCGTCACGGTCAAAGTGGACGGCAACGGCTACCAGGTCGAACACCACCCCGAGCCGATCAATGAAAACGACGACCCGGCCACATGGAGGCCCGCGTGAGCAACCTGGACGAGCTCGACGCCTACCTGGTCGGCCTGCTGGCGAAATTGGAAGCACCGCAGCGGCGGGCGCTGGCCCGCGCCATTGCGGTGGAGCTGCGCCGCCGGCAGTCAGCGCGCATCGCCGCGCAGCGCAACCCGGATGGCACGCCCTACGAGCCGCGCAAGCCGCAGCTACGGCACAAGCGCGGTGGCATCCGGCGCTCGATGTTCACGCGATTGAGGATGGCGAAATACATGCGCATCGAAGCGAGCCCAAACGCGGCTGTGATTACGTTTGCTGGCAAGGTGCGGCGGATTGCGTCGGTGCATCACTTTGGGTTGCGGGATCGGGTCAACAAGAACGGGCTGACTGCCAAATACCCAGCGCGCGAACTACTAGGTATTGGCGATGCTGACACTGAACGCATACTCGATCTGATCCTGCATGGCCTAGCGTACTAACCGAACGAAGGCCACCCCACCTGCTAGAACATGTCTTTGAAGGTTGAAAGCGACCACTTTTTGGGGGTAATCGTTGACACCGATGCATGCGCTTGCTCGACGAGCGCATCGATCTGAACGGCCTTGTTTGTTGGGCTGTTATCCACTTGCTCTAAGCACTTAGCTCGGTGTCTCAGCTCGCCAACCTTATCGCCGAACGGAGCGTCTAGAAGGCACTTTTGCATTTCCAGTCGCAACTGAGATTGAGCAAGATGAAACTCACCAACACCTTTATAAAGCTCCGGGAAATAGAGCTTTGCGTACGCCAATGATTGATAGGCAGCCGTACCGGCATCGCACGCCTCGCCCACCGGTTCGCCCGACCGATACTTAAGCGTGCATGCATACTCTCGGAATAGGTCCGAAATCAAAGTTTCGAGCTTCCCGCGCCTCTCTGCAGCGAAGTCTTTTTGTTCTGATCCGTAGTTGGTCACCCAAGCTGCACCGAGCGCAATTACTCCTCCAGCGACAGTCCCAATCAACTGTGCGCTAAATTCCTTCGACCAACCCATACGCAGTAGCCTTGAAAGTGCCTAGATAGGCACGGTAACGGTTGGATTGAGGCACAACTTTAGGGTGGAGCGTCTTTCATCACCACCATCTGCCCTCCCAGGTAGGAACGTCGCACCGACGACGGCCAGAGCGCAAGTACAAGCTGAACTACGCCCAACCAAATGTCGTTCGGACCTGTGCAGCCAGCTCATTTGCGTAGTAGTGCGGCGTCCCCCGAGAAGGGAAAGGGCAAAGAGCCGCATGAGGAACAGCAGCAACCAAACTGAATTTCGGGCAGTGGAGCAGCGCAATGCCCTTAATGTTCCATCCCGCGTTTACGAACGCGTCGAGGTAGATGTTCGCGTCCGGTCGACCACGATGCGAGAGACCACGTAGGGGGACTATTACGGACTTGGCTCTCGACTGCCTTACCTCCCTAACGAAATCCTTGGGCGGTTTCCAGTTAGAGCCTTCTTGGAGCGATGAAAGCTGAACGAACGTGTTCATCACAACGCCGCCCTGCACGAGCTCCCTCAGTCCGCGAACTCTGCAGCCCGTCAAGGCCCTCACCGTCGACGATTTGAACGAGTTTGCATCTCCGATCACTACGTATGCGTCCATGCGCTCTCCGACTTAGCCGCAGTATTCCAGGAAGCTATCGCATGCTTAGGCCGATAACTTCCCCACCTGAGGGGTAATCCGCGCGAGTCGCCTAGTGTCGAAGCGTTCCAAGCGTATTACTGAGAAGCGCATCGAAGGCGACCACAAAGAAGCCTGTGATCAAGATCGTGGCAATCACGGCACCGGCAAACCGCCATCCCTTGCGGTCATTCTCTGGCTTGATGAGGACGTACATTGCCTGGAGCGCGTTCAGCCCTGTGAACAGTGCCGCCGACACCACGAAGAACCAACCGAGCGGTTTCGCCGACCATGGAAAAATCATGTCATCGGCGGGACCGTTTTTCCTCAGCAGCACACCGACGGACGCCCAGACGGCTGCGGCAATGTAACCGCGCATCTGATCGGCCCACAGCTTTAGATCATTCTTCTGCCCAGCAACAAAGTTCCGCAGACGCGGCCCCGACTCCTTCTCCGCCATACAAGCTTCCTCAGTTGAGATACGCGCCACGTGCGCGCAAATTAACTTACGGCAACGTTCTACATTTACTTGAGACGTCCTGGTGTTGTGCCTTTGATCCCGACAACACCCCCCGCGTGACCCCCACGCGCGCGCACGGCACTCTGCAGGCATGGACCTCGCAGAACTCGCCCGCCTCATCGAAAACCTGATCCGCATCGGCACAGTGGCCGACGTTCGCCACGACAATCCGCCAGCCGTACGCGTGCGCACAGGCGGCATCACCACCACCTGGCGCCCGTGGTGCGAAGACCGCGCCGGCGGCACGCGCACGTGGAACCCGCCCACCAAGGGCGAGCAGGTCGTGCTGCTCTGCCCCAGCGGCGACCTCTCCAACGGCATCGTCCTGTGCGCCATCCCATCGGCCGCCAACGACGTGCCGAGCCATTCGCCCAATGAAACCGTCACCCTCTACCCAGACGGTGCGCTAACCAAGTACGACCACGCCGCCGGCCTGCTCACAGTCCAGGGCGTCAAAACCGTCTTCCTGGAAGCCGCCACCAGCGTACTGGTGAAGTGCCCGGACACCACCTTCGACGGCTCGGTCACGGTCAAGGGCCTGCTGTCGTTCATGAACGGCATTGCCGGCCAAGGCGGCGACAACGGCAACGTCATCACCGGCGACCTGGCGCACCAAGACGGCAAGCTGTCGTCCAACGGCGTCGTACTCGACAACCACAAGCACGGCGGCATCGAGCGCGGCGGTGCCGATACGGACGGCCCGAAATGACCGGGATGAACAACACCACCGGCCGCGCCGTCAGCGACGTCGCGCACATCTGGCAATCCGTGCGCGACATCCTCACCACGCCCATCGGCTCGCGCCTCATGCGCCGCGAATACGGCTCGCTCATTCCAGAGCTGATCGACCAGCCCGCGAACCCGGCAACCCGCCTGCGCCTCATGTCTGCTTCCGTCTCCGCGCTCGTGCGCTGGGAGCCGCGCATCCGCATCGCATCTGTTCGTTTCTCCGTGGGCGCAGATGGCAGCGCCACACTCGACATCGAGGCAGACCGCATCGACGGACCGCGCGGCGAAGCCCTTGGCACGTTGAGCGTGCCCCTGCGGAGCGTGTGAACATGGCCAGCCTGATCGACCTGTCACAACTGCCACCGCCCGACGTGGTGGAAAGCCTGGATTTCGAGACACTGTTTGCCCGGCGCAAGGCGCGGCTCATCGAACTGCATCCCGTCGAGCGGCGGGTAGCCATTGCCGAAGTGCTGGAGCTCGAATCCGAGCCCTTGACCAAGGCCCTGCAGGAAAACGCCTACCGCGAGTTGGTCCTGCGCCAGCGCATCAACGAGGCAGCGCAGGCCGTCATGCTGGCCTACGCCAAGGGCAACGACCTGGAACACGTCGCCGCGCTCTTCCAACTGCAGCGCCTGGTCGTTAAACCGGCCGACCCCGACACAGGCGCCCCGGCCGTCATGGAGGACGATGCCGACCTGCGCATGCGTGTACAGCTCGCGCCGCAGTCGTTCTCCGTGGCCGGGCCGGAAGGCGCATACCGCTCGCACGCGCTCAATTCAGACGGCCGCGTACTCGACGCCTCCGCCACCAGCCCGCGCCCGTGCGAAGTGCTTGTGACCGTGCTTTCGCGCGAAGGCGACGGCACCGCGCCGCCGGACCTTCTCGACCGCGTGGCCGCCAGCCTGCGCGCAGATGACGTGCGCCCGCTCACCGACCTGGTCACCGTGCGCGGCGCAGAAATCCTGCGCTACCAGGTCGACGCCACCATCTACACATTCCCCGGCCCCGATTCCGGCGTCGTGCTGCAGCTCGCGCTCAAGCGCCTGGCCGCCTACGTCGAGGCCTGTCATCGCCTCGGCCGGGAAGTGACCATCTCCGGCGTCTATGCCGCGTTGCACGTGGAAGGCGTAGAGCGCGTCGAGCTGCGGTCGCCCACCGCCAACATCACCGCCGATGCCACACAGGCGCCGTATTGCACATCAACGCACATCGCGCACGGGGGCATCCGTGGCTAACCTGCTGCCGCCCAACGCCACCGAGCTGGAGCGCCGGCTGGCGGATACCAACAGCGTCATCAGCGATCTGCCCGTCCCGCTGCGCACCCTGGTCGACCCGGACGCGATCTCCGCTCACCTGTTGCCTTGGCTCGCGTGGCATCTCGGCATCGACACGTGGAAAGACTACTGGCCCGAGCAGATCAAGCGCGCCCGGGTGAAGGCCGCGATTCCTATAGCCCGGAAGAAAGGCACCGCAGCCGCCGTGCGCGCTGTGGTCGCGTCCTTCGGCGCCAACATCGCCGTGCGGGAGTGGTGGCAGATGGACCCACCCGGGCCGCCCGGCACCTTCGACCTGGTCATGTCCGTCAGCGGGCGCGACGGCAACGCGCCGACGGCGGAATTCGTCGGCGACATCGTTGCCGAGATCGACCGGACCAAGCCCGTACGCGCGCACTACACCTTCACCCAGGGCTTCAACCAGGCCGGCGGCATCGGCGTTGCTGCCGCCATCCGCCCTGCGCTCTTCACCCGCCTTTCACTTTCGGACGCCTGACATGGCAGGAACCACCATCAACATCACCGACGCCGGCCGCGCCGCCCTGGTCAATGCAGACCACACCGGCACCGCCGCCCGCAAGATCGTGCAGGCCGGCATCGCCACTGCGCCCTTCACCTTCGAAACAGGCCTGCAAGCGCTGCCCAACGAGCACAAACGCCTGGCCACCATCTCAGGCGAGACCGTCGCCGCCGACACGGTCCACGCCACCATCCGCGACGACAGCGCCGACCAGTACACCACCTACGGCTTCGGCCTGTACCTGGACAACGGCGTGCTACTGGGCACCTACTGCCAGCCCACGCCCATCATGGAAAAGGCCCCCGTGGCCATCCTGCTGCTCGCGGTCGACATGGTGTTCAAAGAGCTCGACGTTACCGCGCTGTCGTTTGGCGAAACATCGTTCACCAACCCGCCCGCCACCACCGCGCGGCAGGGTGTTGTCGAACTCGCAACCGTGCAGGAGACCATCGAAGGCGCCGACGCGCAGCGGGCGGTAACGCCGGCAGGCCTGAACGCTCGCACGAGCACGGAAAACCGTACCGGCCTGGTGCAGCTCGCCACCGAGGCGGAAGTCGTGAGCGGGAGAGATGACGGGAAGGCGGTCACGCCTCAGAAGCTGGCCCTGCAACTCGCAAAGAAAGCGCAGCTCGCCGGCGACGCCAAACAGGCATTCGCCGTGGCGCCGGCGTCAACCGCCGAACAGGCCGTACCACTCGGCCAGGCCGACGAGCGCTATGCGGCGCCCGCATCCGTCAAGGACGCAAAAGACACCGCTACCGACGCACTCAATACCGCCAATGCGGCATTGCCGCGCGCGGGCGGCGACGTGTCCGGCCCCATCAATCTGAAGGGATCGTCGGTCGAGCTGCAGCTCACCGACACACAACAACCCATCACGCTGGGGCGCTTTCGCCTGGTATCGAGCGGCGGCCACCTCATCATCGACCGCAACACGGCAACAGATGGCTCCTTCTCAACGTACCTGCGCGCGTGCTCCATCGACGGCAACGGGAACATCACGACACCAGCCGGCGTTCTTGCCGATCAATTCAAGACGCGAGGCACCGTCAACCTACCCGCCTACAACGACGACGGCCGCGGCTTCCTGGAATTCGGCGGCGATACCGTCATCTGGCGCCTGTACATGCCAGGCCCCAGCGGCGACCTGATCCTGGGCAGCTATAACGTCGATGGCACCAACAGGCACCAAGCCTTCTATGTCGACTACGTGTCGGGCAAGATGGTCTTGGGTTCGCGCCCCTCCTTCAACGGCGCCACGCCCTGGGATTCGGACAACCTGCCCAATCCGCTCACGACATATGGCGGCGCGCTGGCTGCAAACGGGGGCTTCCATTTCGGAGTTGGTTACGGCAGAGGCGCGCTGACGGTCTCGTCAAACGGCACCGACTCCATCGGCGGTGCGTTTTCCGAGTGGAATGCCTCACGAACGCCCGCCCTGCAAGTCGATTGCCCCAGTAACGTGGGCGCATATATGGGCATCCGCTGGACGCAGTGGGGACAACGCCACCTTGCAGCAATCGACTGCTATGCAGGTGGGAGCAACCTCTCGCAGCCATACGTCTCGTTCCATGTCGGCACCATGCAGCACGCACTCTCGATCAATGGAAACGGCGAGCTAGTCACCAAAGGGGCCGTCAAAGCGGGAGGAGATGGCGGCGGCATTCTCGCCACCAACGGCAACGTCTACATGCCGTGGGCCGGACAGTGGCTCTCCGAGTACCTCACCTACCTGAACAACGGCAAGGCCATCAAGGGCGCTACCGCCCTAACCAACGGCGTTGCCGAGTTCGGCGCCATCGACATCTCCAAAGGCGGCCACCAAACGTACGACCTGCCCGCGCCGTACGTGATGTGCGGCCTCCGAAACGTCGGCAACACCACCATCATCTACCTGCGCGGCACGTACCTCTCGCAACAGTAAGACCATGATCACACACGACGAACTGATCTTCAGCATCAAGCAGGAACACCCTGATGCCCTGCACGGCATCGACTTTTGGGTGCTCCAGAACACGGATCGGCTGACCGGCGCCCAAACGGGGGACGCGATCATCTACGAGTGGAAGCTACCGACGCCCCAGCCCGGCGCCGATAAAATCAGGGCAATGGTCGAGAAGCATCGCGCAGACGTTCCCGCGTACCTGGCAGCACGCGACGCGCGCGCCGAGCGCGACCGGCGCCTGCAGGAGGCAGACGCGCTGGTCTACAAGGCAATGGATGCGGGAGATATGGAGGGCATGCGCCTGGCCGGCCAGTACCGCCAAGCGCTGCGTGACGTGACATCGCAGGCCGGCTTCCCATTCGACCTCGAATGGCCAAATGCGCCAGAACAGCTTGCCGGTGAATCATGATCGGCCATTTGAAAGCCAATCCAAGCCCTATCACTGAACGGAGCTTATCGCTGCGGATTCGCTGCGATAAAGCGATCAACGTATCGTCGGCACTCCGCACGCACCCGCTCGGGATCGTCTTGAGTTTCCCAGGGGCTATGCATCTGGATGAAAATCAGTTTGCCCTGCGCGAGAACCACGTGCGTACACATCAGCGTAACCAAGGACTGATTTTTTCCTTGAATCTCCCCGTTCACCCTGAAGGCAGCGGTGTATCCGGAAGAAACCGCGTCCTCCCGTCCGGGCCCTATTAAAACGGGCTCGCCAAAACGCACATTCCCGATCGTTTTCTGAGTGGCATCAGCTAGCTGTTGTTGATTCTCTAGAGCCTGGCGGTTCCCTATTTCAACGGACTTGGCCAAGTTCGACTGCGATTCATGCATGTGGCGAGCAAAATACTGAAACTGCCCCACTGTGAACGTAGCGGCCATGGTGTCCTTGAGCGTCTTGACAACAAAGAACGTGTTGGCCCCGTTTGATCGCGGCTGCATCGCCAACAATACGGACCCCTTGTCTATCGAGGCATTGCCCAACTGCGCACCTGCCGGCGTATCCGTGGTGTCGACGTGGCCTTCCGCAACAGGAATATCAATCTGTGTGCGGCCAACGGTCACTGTCCTGTCGGCGGCGCTTACGGTGCTGTACACAGAAGCTGCAACCAGAAAAGCGAGAAGACTTTTTACGTGACGACGAGGCATCCGAGGCATGGTTTCTCAGGAAGGAAATGAGTTGTTCTTAAAGTAATGCTCGAAGGCCGACGACCTTGCCGCAGTTGGCCACGCGCACCGCCTTCATTCTGAAATCGAGAGCAACCCGCATAGTGCAACGTCGCGCGCCGCGCCGGTCGAAGTTCGGCTCTTGCCCCCTCTTCTGACGGGTCCAGATGCAGCGAATTTGCGACACATGCCGCTGCAGGCGATGTTCTGTTGTGCAGCCTCGCCCCACAACACCCAGCGCGCGACACGCTCGCGCGCGCGCCGCATCCTACCGGGACGATTCAACGTTGGCCCATCCCGGAGGAATGCATGCCCACCGACTACCACCACGGCGTCCGTGTCATCGAGATCAACGAAGGCACACGCCCCATCCGCACCATTGAAACCGCC